ATCCAATCTTTAACTGATCGCATTGTTTCATAATTGTATCAATCCATTTTTGATGATTAACAACTAGATTACCTTTTGCAATTCGCCAAGTTTCAAATTGTTCATACTCATCTTTAGTACAAGCGATTGCTCTTGAACGACAATAAGATGTTCCAATTACATCAAGATAGTATTGGTCATCAAAAGTTTTTGCCATACCTGTATTATCATTGTTATGATAGTTAGTATAACCAAGTGCCTTTGAACACTCATCAACATGTTTTGTTTTGTGTGGGTTATCTTTGTTTTCGTCCTCACTATGTGCAAAGTAAAAGCATTTATCTTTTGCAACAACATCACAAGGACTTCCATATTTCTTTTTGAAAGTTCTTAAAACAGAAACATCTTCTGGTGGATATGCTCTTTCAACAACATCAACTGCTAGTCTATGTGCGTGTTCATATTGTCTATCAACATCTTCCCTTGCTTGAAGAAATGCCTCTTTCTCTTGTGTGTCCTCATTCTCAAAGACATTTTTTATTTTATTAAAGAGTTTGTTTCTTAACTCTGTATTCATTCTTACTTTTGTCATTTTGACCTTTCTGTTAATTAATTTTTATTTTTTTGTTTTACTACTTGACAATAGGATTGTCAAGGATTATATATTAAATATGTTTTTTATTCTGTTTAGGTGAAATAAAAAAATAGGAGCAGGGGATACCCTAAAAATTCCCCTGCACTGATCCCTGATCCAAGTGGATAGAGGCACAACGGTAAGCAGAAACTCTATCTGAGAATGTTGTGTTGCGCGACTTGGATCTGGGATCAGTCATTATTGACTGTGGAGATAAACACTATAACACGGTGGGCGGTAAAGGGATCCCCGAATGTTGACTGAA